GGCACCGGTGCCGTTCGATCCGATGCCGTGGAGGAGTTTCGCTATGACCTCGTCTCGCCGATTGGGCTTCGAGAGGTTGCCCGTGCGTGTGCCGAAGGGGCCGAGAAGTACGGCGACTGGAACTGGGAAAAGGGGATGCCGGTTCACGACCTGCTGAACCATGCGATCGCCCACATTTACCAGTTCCTCGAAGGCGATCGCTCCGAGCCGCACCTTGGCCACGCCGCCTGGAATCTCTTGGCTGCAATCCATTCGGACAAGTTGTGGCCGCAGCTCAACAAGGGGACGCTGCGAGGCCCGGAATGCTCGCGGCCCGACCCCACCTGAACAAACGTACAATAGAGGGGAGAGGGCAGACCGTGGCCGGAGAGGCGAGAGAGTGGCTGTTTCGGACGACTCGCCGCGGGCGCGAGCCGCTCGCTGCACCCAACGAAGGCGGATCGCATTTCCACTACCAGCCAACTCGCCGGGTCGGCATCGGCTCGATCACGTCCAACAAAATGACCTACCTCGAATACCTCGCCATCCGCAGCGGCATGACGCTCACCGAGGTCAAGAGGCTTCTCGATGAAGGGAACCGCTAATGCCCACGACTCTCACCGTAGCCGGCACCACCCGGCTCGCCTGGTCGCTGTCCGATCCGCAGTCCGTCGCCTCCTACTCCGCCACCGGAGAGGAGCGGTCCTCGCGGGCAATCTCCGACGGGACCGGAGTGGGCCAGGCAAACGTCGCCGCGACTAAGACGATCACCGGGACGCAGGCCGGTTTTAGTCTGTCGATCACCGGCATCACGGGCTCGGTCCTCGGCACCACGCAGACCGCCAACGTCTCGACCGTGCGGGAGCTGCTGGTCCAAGTGAACACCGGCCCGACGGGCGGGTTCCTCACCATGACGCATCCCGGCATCTCCGGCGTCCGGGTTGGCCTCGGCGGGCAGTTCCACCTTGCCGACTACAACTCCGGCATCACGGGCGGGACGCTGTCGTTCTCGTCGTCCGTGGCAGGCACCTACACCGTGGACGTGACCGCCGTTGGCGTGGGGAGCTACACATGAACGGCAGTATTTCGGATGTCGTGTCGGCGGCCGACGAGCAGAAGAACGTGCTCGACAAGATCGCCGTGTTCGTGGCTGCGGCGAAGGCCGCGGCCGTGGGCGGCATCACCTGGGGCGAGTTCACCCAGCTTGCCCTCGACCTGCTGCGGCTGGTCGTGACTTCGCTGGACACCGTCACCAGCATGACGGGTCCGGAGAAGAAGGCAGCCGCCCTTGACGCCGTCGGGATGCTGTTCGATGCCCTCGCCGACAAGGCGATCCCGGTCGTCGTCTGGCCGGTATGGCTGATCGTCCGCCCGGCGGTTCGCACGCTGATCCTGGCGATGGCGGGCGGTGCCGTGGAATACATCCTGCCCACCGTCCGCAAGGCGTGACCATGCCGATCCCGACGCTATCCGAGTTGCGGACGCTCCACGAGTGGTCCCCGATCCTCGGCTACCTGCGTCGGCTGTCGGCAACGCTCGATGCCCGGGAACGGGCGGTGATCCTCGGCGACATGGTGGAGTGGGTTTCAGAGAAGGTGAAGCTGCCATTCCTCGAGCGGCTGGCTGCGAAGTTTGCCGCGGTCGTGAAGACGCCGGAAGGGATCGACCTCGTCCGTGAGGCGGTCGTGGTTGGCGACAAGATTGTGGATTCCATGCCCAAGGAGTAGCCGTCCGTGATCCAGACTTACGTTCAGACCGCCGTGGGAATCGCCGTCGTCGTCTATGCCCTGTACCTGCTCGCCCAGCGGGTGCGGGCGGTGCTGCCTGCCGGCTCCGCCGCCATCCCAACCGACGACGTGCGGATCGTTTCGGACCTCGCCACTAGGCTGCGGTCGCAGAACAAGACGCCCGCCGTCGAGATCGCCTTGAAGCTGCACGCCGAGCTTCTCAAGCCGGAGGCGGAGGCGTGAAGCCGTTTGTCCTCCTCGCCGCTGGGTTGGTGCTGGTCTTCGGAATCCCCGACGTGTCGAGGATTCGGTGGCCGGTGCCTATCGTGGCGACGCCCGAGTTGCCGACGAGCGTGGTGTACGTCTACGAGAAAGACCAGAGTGCGATCCCGGTTGGCGTGACGGTAGGGCTCAACCGAATCAACCGGGAGCGGGGCATCGTGGCGAGTCTCTATGAGGCGGACACCACGGACGGCACCGGTGACGTTCCCGAGCAGTATCGAGAGGCGTTGGCTGCCGCCACGGCGTCGGGCCTGCCGGCCTTGGTTGTGCTGTCGGGGACGACGGTGCTCTCGGTGACGCCGGCCCCGGAGGATGCCGAGGCGATCGTGAGGGCCGTTCCATGAGCATCGACCCGAAGCTGATCGACGTGTTCCCGGCCGAGCACGACGGCTACCCCGACAACCTCGCCGCTGAGGATACGGACGACGCACTGCGAGACGTGTGCGGAAGTGCTGCCCGTGACTTCCCTGATGCCCTGTGGATCGAGCCCAAGCACTGGGTTGAGTTCGCCCGCGAGAAGGATTCCGCCGGTGTGTGGGCGATGAACTTCATCGACCGCTACACCGACCAGGGTGCGGGCGGCGGGCGGCGTGGGACGCACGAATGCACCTGCCACAGTTTGCGAGCCAACATGGAGGCCGCCCGTAACCGTGCCCGTGGCGTGATCTACCATGGCGGGCCACGCGAGGGATACCGCTACCGCGAGTCGGCCGAATACGGGTCGGTGTGGTTGAGCCCGTTGTCGGTGTACGCCGAAGCGAACCCTGATAGGTGGGGCGGTGCCAACGTACGCCAGGTGCTCGAGATCGCGGTTCGCCGCGGGATGCTGCCGGAAACGATGCAGCCGGCGGAGTATGGATTCCGTCATTCGCTGATCGGGACCAGCGGGGCCGGCAACGAAAACCAATCGGCCGGGCGGTGGGTTGGCGTGGAGGCTTTCCCGGATGGGTGGAAAGAGACGGCCAAGTTGTTTCGCCCGCTGGAGGTGATCTTCCCGGCGTCCTATGAGCAAGCCGTCTGCCTAGTGCTTCACGACCTAGTTGTCAGCGTAGGCCGGAATGGCCATGCGGTCCCGTGGGCACAGTGGTTGCCCGATCAGCGGTTGATGGCTCACCCCGACTCATATTCGATCACCAGATACGACTCCGAGCGAACCGCACGATCTGCGTGGCGTGGCTCATTCGCGATCGCGACTGTGACTGCCCCCGACCAGTGGAGCCGGCCTGGTGCCGGGTGATTCCATGCGTGCCCTACTTATTTCGCTGGTGTTCGCGGCGTCCGCCATCGCGGGGCAGTGCGGGTCGTGCGAGGGCACGCGCGTCCGCGGCACCGTCCCGCTGTTCTATCCCTGCCCGGATTGCCGCGGCACGGGCGAGGTGGCCGATCCGCCGTCAGAAAAAGTGAGTGGTATTTCTGACAGAAGGCCGGGCCAGCCCCGGCCCGCTGTCTGCCGGGTTGTCTCAAAAAACGGCGACCAGATCGCGGCCGGGAGCGGGGTGCTCGTGCGGGTGAGCGGCACCGCCGGCCTGGTGCTAACCGCCTACCACGTCGTGAGAGAGAATCGCCCCACGCTCGAGGTGACGTTCCCGGAAGGGCGGACCATGCCGGCCCGGATCGTGGCGTGGGATCAGGATTGGGACATCGCGGCCCTCTCCATCGGCCGCCCGGATGCCGAGCCCGTGGCGATCGCCGCCAAAGCCCCCCGGCGGGGCGACAAGTTGACGGCCGCCGGCTACGGGCAGGTGGGCGTCTATCGGGAGCAGGCCGGGCGTGTGACCGACTACGGTTCACCAACGAGGTCGCACCCGGCTCAGTTCGTGGAGATGGAGGGGTCGGCCCGGAGCGGTGATTCCGGCGGCCCGATCTTCGACGAGTCGGGGGAAATCGCCGGCATCCTGTTTGGGGCTGCCCGTGGGCGAACGATCGGATCAGTCTCGACTCGGCTGCATCTGTTCCTCGCCGAAGCGGCGGCCAAGCTGCCGGAATGCACTCTGTGTGAGGCCCGGCCATGAGTGGCGTTGAGGAGTGGAAAGAGCACGTCTGGCAACGGCTTGGCCGATCGCCGCTGCGTCGGGCCATGCTGGGCAGGGAGCGGTGCGACGCCATCGTGGCGGTGACGGCCGGGCAGATGGAGCGTACGCAGGTGGACTACCTGCAGGCCGGCAACGCCGGCTACGTCCGGGACGTGTGCCGGTTGGTCGAGCGGCGGGTCAAGAGTGTCTATCAAGAAAACTGCGGGATGGCGTTCACAACGCTGATACTCATATGGGCAATCTCGGCCATTGTGCAAATCCTGGTTCTCAGGTGGATGAACTCGCAAGCGGCAGGGGGAGAATCTTGACTGACGCGGCCAAAGAAACTGTCTTCTCCCTGCTTGAGAAATACGGGTTCGCCACCGTGGTGGCGTTGGCGTGCCTGTTCGTTCTTAGGCAAGACGTTCTCCTGCCACTCGTTGACGAACACCGCACCTCCCTGCGGGAGTTGGTGACAACGCAGAAAGACATTGTCGCCGCACTCCGCGAGCAGACCCAGTTGCTCTACGGTCTGCAGCCGAAACGGCGTGAGGCCGGCGAGCCGTGACGCCGCTTGCCCAGCTCCAGGCCCACGTCCGCTACCGGCTGGGCAGCCGCGTGGCCTACGCTGGTGCGGGCAGGTGCGACCAGTTGACCGTGTTGGTTGTCCGTCACTGGCCGCATCGGATGCTCGAGGAGGCTACGGTCGTCGGCCGCAACTCCCGGTTGGTTGTCGATGCCCTGCGGTTGTGCAGGGCTCAGGTGCAGGAGCGGTGGGAGTTGGACCACGGGATCGGGCCGCTATGGGATTTGGTTTTGAGCGGCACGGTCGATGCGATCGGCGAGGCTATCCTGCCGCTGTGGTGGGAGGATGCCGGTTGGCGTGATGCCGTGAGGGCCATGGCGGTAGACTAATCTCGCTGCCCGGACGGAGTCGCCACCACCAGCGACTATCGTTTCCGTTCGGTTGGCTGGGCCGACACGTACCGCAGCCCGACAACGGCCAGGCGACGGGTGGGGCGGCCCGTTTTTATTGACCGACGATCGCCAGTAGGGCGTCGATCGCGTCGTGGACGGCACGGGCGAGGCGGGAGTCGGTGCCTAGCTCCTGACCGATCCGCACGAGCAGGGCACCGCGGAGGAGCGTGGTCCAGGTGGGGCGGGTCATGGCATCACCTTCCCATCCAGTGTGCAGGCTGCCAGCCTGATCGCGTCGGCATCCTGCTCGTCGTCGGTTCTGCCGGCGATCTCCATCAGCAGTTGCGATAGATCGACCGTATCGTATTTCTTTGCCGTTTTGTCTTCCTTGGCGAACCGCCAGCGAGCCTCCACCTCGTGGAATCCCTGCAGCAGCACGGATCGGTCGTCGAGCGGTGCCAGCTTCCAGGCGATCGAGCGAGCCTCTTGAAGCGTGTCGGCCCCGATAACGGCGGCGGACAGATTCATCAAGGCCTTTCGGGTGGCGATAATGGCATCGCGGGCGTCGAGGATGGCACTGGCCGGGTCGGGCTCGCGGGCTTCGTGCTCCACCCATGCGGTCAATCGGTCAACGATGTCTTCGCTCATCGAAACATCTCCTGTTCCATGAGTTGAGCGGGGAAGGCAGCCACGTCAACGTCGCAAGGGCTGACGATCCACTCGTAGGCCACGCCGTCCGGATGCCGTGACGGCGGCAGAACGGATTGAGCGGCCCGGCCGCCGAGCCGCAACTCGAGCCAGCCGGTTTTGAGGACGGCCGTCTGCGGCATCCACGGTTCCCAGCGGAATAGGCGGTGC